TCGGGGCCGCAAGATCTAATCTACCCAGGCGAGAGCGAGCCTGTCAAGACGAGACGTGGTATACTGATGGGTCTTCCGACGTCGTGGGCTCTCCTGTCGCTCGTCCACCTCTTTTGGTGGACTGAGTCGATCAAGGAATCTGCTCGCGAACGCCGAGTCAAGCTCAGTTTAGCTTTCGCTGCCAACAGATTTGTCATCTGCGGCGACGATGGCCTTGCCTGTACTTGGCGCGAAGTCTCACGGTGTTACTCGCGAACCGTCCTGGCATGCGGGGGTCAGTGTAGCCCTGGGAAGCATTTTACCGCCGTGGGTTCGAAGCGGCCTCGAGCCGTTTTCCTCGAACGACTCTACGAGTTTTCCGTGGTTGACGGCCGCGTCACAGGTGGCACCAGAAATGGAGCCATCCCGTTGCGCGGCCTCGTCCGCCCGGAACTGCCCATAGAGCTTCGAGGCCACGGCTCGGACCTTTTCGTCCCAACTGCGGTCATGTTGCTTCTCTCGGTCGACTCTACCCTTGCTAACCATCCTTCCGGCCGGCGGGCGGTGATCCGTTGGTTAGATCACCACCCGGGCCTCCGGAGACTCGGCACTTCTCTCGGCCTCGTCGACGGTCTCCCCCTTAGAGACGGAGGCACTGGGCTCCCGACCCGCTCAGCTCTTACTCCAGCTGCCAAGAGAAGAAGGTGGATCACCTCCCTACTCCGAAAGGAGGGGAAGTTGATCCCTTCTCTCGTTCGTGGGGTCATAGACCCCACGTGGCAGCTGGCTTTAGAGCTCGCGGTTTCGGACCTCAATGACTTCGTCAAAGGTGGGACCTTTATACGAGGGCAAGAAGGCGCGGACCCTCCCGCCGACACTCACCAAGTCCGGTGTGCCCCGGCCCTTCCTGGGACGAGCTCGTTCAGGAGTCAACCGAAAGGTTGTACTACGAATACGTGCTCATCTTAGGTTTAGGAGCCGGCAAGCGACCGAAACTGGGCGAGCGCCAGCTACGGAAAGCCATCAATCGGCTCTACTTGGGTACCAGGGTACCCGACGGGGCCGATCTGGAGGTTCTACCGGGAGCTGACGAGTCAGCGGTCTGGATCCAGCGCACGCGTGCACCAGATGGAGCTCTCCTCTTCCCGCAGTGGGCTGGGGAGAACCTTGCCTCAGAGGCAACTCGACGAGGAGAAATCTTCGAAGAGTTGGCGCGGTTCACCCGCGCGTAACACCGGTCCTGGAAACAGG